CGTCATCTTGCGCCCAGCGGCGGTCAGCGTCGGGGCGAGGTAGTGCTCCTTGTCCCACCAAACTGAGAGCGCTCCCTGGGCGGCGCCCTCGCAGAGCAGCCCGGCGAACCCTTGCGTGTAGATCGGCGCAGCCGAGATGGAGACGCACGTCCAGGTGGTGCCGCCGTTGACGATGCCCGTCTGCCCGGCCGCGATCAGGTTGGGCGAGACGCTCATCACGACGCTCGTGGGCGTGCCTCGGCCGGTGCAGATGAAGATGGCGTCCTGGTTGGGCTGTCCGGCAGTGACGTAGGCGCTTGAGGTGACGTACTGAGCCACCTCGTAGATGGGCGACCCCAGGCTCGTGCTGTAGACCACGCTGAGCACGTTGTGGCTGTAGTCGGTGGTGTTGGGCGCGGTCTGCACCGAGATCGTGTAGACGCCGCCCACCGGGCCCGTGACGACCGCCTCGCCCGGGCCTGGAGCGCCGCCGCCGACGCGCACCGTGTAGCTGGAGCCGAACCCATAGGCTCCAGTGGCCGGGTCGGGGATCAACAGGGCGACCGTGAGCACAGCGACGAAGAGCGGATCTTGGAAGGTGACGGCGGTCGCACCGTTGGCCGGCTCGAGGAACACGTCCACGGCGTCGGCCAGCTTGAGCGGCGACGGCTGCTTGGAGATGGGAGTGCGCTTCTCGATCAGCTGGACGGGGATCTTGACCGTGCCGTAGGCAATCGGCACCGGGACGCCTTGCTGCGCGACCGTGTTGGCCTGAGTGTCGCCGCCGCGCCAGCCGATGTCGGTGCCGGGAACGAAATCTGGCGTCGACGTGTCTGGAGGCCCATCGGCTGGATCGTGCGGCGGGCGCATCAGGCTCCCCCTTCGCTGGTCGGAACGTGCGGGTAGCCGCGAAACTGGCCGAGGTTCGCGAACGTCGTCAGGCAGGTGGTCAGGGTGTGGTCGCAGCCGGGGTAAACCGAGAAGGCGTCTCCCGCCGAGGGCGCAGCGGGCAGCGCGAGCGCGAGAATGAAGACAGTCCCAGACCAGGCCTTGACCGCTCGCGAAGTGCCCGCCAGCGCCCCGCCCGTGAACTTGAGCAGGCCGAGATTGAAGTACCCCGCAGCCTTCGCGGTCAGCGCCGGCGTGGCCGTGGTGATGGCCTGCGCGGTCGAGGAAGAGACGGTGCCGGTCAGAGTGAAGGTCGCCTTGACCAAGCCGCAGTTCGCGTCATAGAGGGCGTTCCCGCATGGCGGTTGGATGTTGAATCGCGGGAGCATCTGCACGCCGAGCACCTCGAGCTCGCTCTTCAGGCGGAGATTCACCCGCGCGCCTTGCGGCTCTGCCTGCGCGACTCGCCCCTCAAAGAAGCTGCCGACAGAGCCGAGCGAGACGTCGCCCGGGTTGGGCATGATCAGGTGGTCGATCCGCACGCGCGCGCCGTCGAAGTAGCCCTGCGCCGCGTTGAGGCCGAGCGTCTTGCCGCCGATGGAGAAGGTGCCGCCGATCAGGACCAAGTCGAGCGTGTCCACCGCGAGCCGCGCGTTTTGGGTGTAGGGCCCGCGCTGCACCAAGGGTCCGTTCGTTCCCGCCGTAGAGTAGGTGATCGCCGAAACGGTCAGGTCGCTGTCGAAGGTGGTCCACTGATAGACCGTCCCGCCGAGCGTGGTCAGCGTGACCAGGTCTGCCCGGTGGGCAACCCGGTTGGCCGCGAGGTAGGCGATCAGCGCGCCGCTGGCTGCCCTCACTTGACGGACACCAGCATCAGGTTCGAGTGCCAGACCTGCTGCACGATGCGGGAGAAGGTGAGCTTCGGATCTTGGAATCGCACCCGCTTGTAGTAGGTGCCTGTCCACGAGAGCACCGCGCCCAGGACGGGGAGCACGGTGAATGTCACGAGCCCCTTGGCGTTGACCGTGTAGTCGGTGCCCAGCACCAGGGCGGCGCCGTTGAGGAACACGACCAAGCCCGGCGCGAGGTCGGTGACGATCTCGAACCCGTCCGAATAGGCCGGATAGTAAGCCGGTGCGAACGTGACGGCCGCGCTCGTGGTCGCGATGTACTGGCTCGGCGGACTGCTCGATATTTCCGCCTGCGCTCCCCAGAGATAGAGGCCAGAGACGCCGTCGCCGGTATAGGTCGAGACGGCATCTCCGGTCTCGACCTTGATGCGCACGGTGGGGTTGGACGCGCCCGCGCCGACGTTGACGACGATGCCGCACCGATACCAGCCATTGCCGGCGGAGTAGATCGAGGGCGTCACGCCCGGCAAGACGGTTCCGATCGCGCCAGTCGATAAATTGAAATAGGCGCCGGAGACGGTCACGCCATCGCGCAAGACCATGGCGACAAAAACCCAATTTCGACCGGCCGGCTTTGCATAGACGCCGAAGTTGACGATGGCGCCAGCGGTCGCGGCGGCCTGGAGCGCGGTCGAGGATTGCTGAACGTAGTGCTCGACCGAGGCTGCAGCGGTCTCGGCCAGCTTGGCCGCGTTGAGCGTGCCATCGGGGGAGATCGCTGCAGCCGCCGTGGCGACCAGCTGAGTCGGAGCCCATGCGGCGTTGCCGAGCGCTCCAGACTGCAGGACCAAGTTCGTGCGTGGCTTGCTGCTGACCGACCAGGGGCCGCCGCTGGCATCATAGACGGTGCCGAGTTGGCTGCGCTGCAGCTGGAAGGCCGCAGTCACGCCGTCGCCGACGCCGAAACCATGATCGATGACCGCGTTGTCCTCGGGGTCGACAAGCAAAAAGTCGTCGAGCTGCCCGAAATGCCTCGAGTAGAAGCTGGCGATTTGCTGGAAATCGTAGACCACGCCCGAGCGCAGGACGTTGAGCCCGATGGCGTAGCGCCGCCGGCGCGTGCCCCACCAGCTCGAGCGAACCTCCTTACCGGACGCCGACTCTTCGATCAGCACGTCGCTGAACGGCTCGCGTGAATTGACCACGCACCCTGCGGCCTGGAGTGGGAAGATCAGCTGGCTCAAGAGATCCTCCCGTTGCGCTGTGCCTCGCGCAGGGCCGCGGCGAAGTCCGGCGACTCGACCATGCGCCGGACGCTGGGACCGTCGACCGCGTTGATGTTGACCGTGAAGCCACCGCCGCCGCCGCCACCGCCGTCTGCCATGCCGCGGATCATGTCGGCGTATTTGGCCGGCAGGATCATCTCGCGCGCGTGCGTCTGCACCATCGGGTTGACGCCGGCAGGGATATCGTAGCCGCCCGCTGCCGACGGGACCGCCGAGAGCAGGCCAAGCACCAGCGCGCTGGCCGCCGCGGCGGCGCCGACGGCGAGGAATGGACCGATGAGCGGGATGCCGATTTGCGAGAAGAAGGCCGCACCTGCGGCGCTGGCCGCGTAGGCCTCGATCGCCTTGATAGCCATCTCGATCAACGAGTGGATGACTGCCTTAGCCATATCAGCAAAAGCCTTCTTCACGCTGATGGTGTGATCGAGTACGCCGGCCATCGCAGCACCGATGCCGTCCGCGATCGACTTGACTACCGCGAAGTGCTCCTTGAGGCTCTTCTCCTCCTCCGCCTGGACGCGCAGAAAGTCCTTGAGCCGGACGTCGTCTTGCTCCTTGAAAAACTTAGTCAGCGCCTCCTGCGCCTTGAAGTTGGCGTTGAGGATCATCGCCTGGTGCTTGGCCTCGGCCTTCTCGCGCTCGTCGTTCTGCTTATTGTGGAGGTCCGTGATCTGCTGATCGAGGATGCGCTTCTGCAGCGCAATTTCCTGATCGTCCTGCTCTTCGGTGCTGTTCTCCCTTTCCCGGATCCCAGCGACCTTGATCGAATACTCGGCGCGGAGCTTGGCCTCACCGGTCAGCAGAGAAGCCTTCAGCGCCATCATGCGAAGGTTGTGGGCGTCCTCTTCCTTTTCATCGTCGGCGCGCTGCTTGTTTTGGTCGTCGTTGCCGACCGCAATCTCGGCGCGCTTTACCTGTGCGTTCGACGCCTCGATCTGCTGCTTCTTGGCCTCGAGCGCGTGAGTGAGCCGCTCGACCTCCTCGGTCTCCTTGCTGGTAAAGGCGGCCATCGCCTGCGACTCTTCCCTGGCCCCGTGATAGTTCGCCTTGACATAAGCGCTGGCCTTCTGCTGCGCAGTCGAGAGATCGAGTTGCGCCTTGAGCAACTTCTGCTTGAGATCGAACTCCTCGCGCAGGGCGGGCCCGACAGAAGAATGAAAGAGCTTGTCCGCCTCGGTGGCACCGTTGAGCGATGCGATCAGCGCGTCGACCTGCTCGCGAACCTTGCCCACGGAGTCTGCCGCGTCGATGGCGAACTTCTTTAGCTCCTCTTTCGTCTTCGCTTCTTCTTTGCCGAGATCGTTGAACGCCGTCACCGCGAGCTTGACGACCTCGATGCCGATGCCGATAGGACCGCCGAGCGCGAAGGCCGAGACGAGCCCGGTCAGTTCCCCCGCTGCGCTCTTGCTGGCGATTCCCATCGACTGCAGATCGCTGGCGAGGAAACGACCCATGCGCCCCTCTGTGCGCTGGGTCTTTCCGTATTCCTTGATCACGTCGCCCAGGCCGCCGAGGGAGCCGCTCGCCCCTTCGGCGTCGCGCCCGACGCCCACCACATCACGGCCGAACTCCTGAACCGGACCCTTCGCTGCCGCCGCCTCCTTGGCGATGCGCGCGAGGCTGGAGCGCATCAGCTCGGACGCATCGTCCACGCTCGTCGAGGCGATCTTGAGCCCACGGATGAGCCCATCGCTGCCGATCTTGATGTCAAGCGCGATTGATCCGTCGCTCATAGCTAGCCTCCATTCACGGCGCTGATAAAGGCGAGCATCTCGGATTCGGTGGACGGCCTGACGGGGGCTGATTCAGGCTGCGACGGGTTCCAACCGACCATGCCGCGCGCAAGCATCGCGAGCAGGACATGGTCGGGAGGTGACCTGCGCCAGTAGGTTGAGAGGCGTTCGAGTTGGGGCAGCGTCACCCCGTCCTCTACCTCGGACGGCGTCTTGTGCAGAGCCGTGCAGAGCAGCCCGACCAGGGCGCCCCAATCTACTGGCTCGGGGCTTCCCCCGCGGGAACGCTCCGCATACCGCCGGCCGCCATCATCGCAGCGAAGAGCGGACGCAGCTCGCCGAGCTCGACGTTCTCGCGCAGCCATGCGGCCGTCGCATCTTGGTTCCCTCGCTTGACGCCGACCGCGACCATCTCCACGAGGTTCGAGATCGCCGCCATCTCTGTGAGTCCGGCCGCCTTGTCGGCGAGCAGGAAGAGCGCCTCGGCCGTCCCGATGGTGAACGGCAGGAGCTGCAGTTCCCGGCCGCCAGCCCTGAAGGTAGACGCCATCGGTTACTCCACCGTGATGAGCTTGGCGACGGCGAACGCGGACCCGGAACCGTCGTCGAGACCCTCGAAGTCGATGTCGGTCATGCTGAAGTCGTTGTTCTTGAAGACCATCGCCAACTTGGGGATGACGATCGCCGAGAGCCGCGCGCCGTACACCTTGCCGGAGTTCGGGCCGGTGTCGTTGAAGAGATCGAGGATGTAGGTCGTCGAGAGCCCCATCAGCGGGTTGCCGAGAGAGATCGTCTTGCCCACGGCGGGCACAGTCTTCAGGTAGGTGATCTTGACCGAGATGCCCGACACGTTGTCGGCCGCGGCGAAGAGGTACGTCCCGCTCGCGACGGTCACGCTGTACTGGCCGGCGATAGGCGAGCTCGGGACCTGCTTGAAGGACACGCCGGTCGCCGCATTCGCCACGCCCACGTCCTCGACGAAGGTGGCGCCGCCCGCGACGACGATCTGAAACGGCGTGGTCGGGATCGCGATGACCGGGTCGGTGACCTCCACCGTCTCGCCTGCCGCGGTGGTCGAGCCCACCAGCGCAGCGCCGAGAACCGAGCCGCGGATCTGGCCGCTCTTCGCCTTGCCGGTAAGCTTGGCCTCGGCGTCAGCTGCAGCGACAGGAAACTGTCGATTGCCGTAGAGCATCTTTTTGGTCGACGAGTAGTCGATCTGCACGTCCTGCAGCGTGCCGATGACGATCGGGGAAGTATCCGCCGCAGTGCTGGGCGGGAGAAGCGCGAGATTGCCAACGCCGAAATTGAATTGCGCCACGAGGGCCTCCTTGGAACGAGCGAATGCCCGGGCGCGCGAGGCGCCGAGCGGGTTGGTGAAGGGGTGAAGACGGCGCGCAGGTTGAAGCGCGGAGAGGCCAGAAGAGGCGGACTAGTTACAGACCCAGATGCCGTTCAAGCGCTTTGCGAAGGCGCCCGTACCGGCACCAGCGCACGGATTCGCGATGGTGCAGTCGGAGCAGTAGGCAATCGTCCCGTTCGCGGGAGCGCCAATGGATGCGAAGACGATCGGGGCCAGCGTGATCTTGCCAGAGGTGAGCGTGCCGGAGATGGTCGCGGAGCTTCCAGCAAAGGGCACCCATGCGTTGCTGCTACAGACCTTGAGTGCGAGCGATGTCGTGTCCCACGCCAGGGCGCTGTCCGGGCATGTGACAGGCAGCGCGGCGGTTGTGTAGGCGCAAAGGGAGTGCTGGTGATCTGCACGAGCAACAGCCACGCTGGATCCCTCGACGAGAGTGCCGCCGGGGCAGACTGGGGTCGCCGTTCGGATCTGGTCGGTGCCCATGCCCCTGGTCGCAGCCAGGAGGAAAACGGCAGCGCCCAGGAGCAGCCCGAGGGACGCTCGGCGATTGGCGCGCTTGATGTCGGAATCAGAAGGCATAGAAGGACACCACCTTGTCTCCTGCGAGGAGCGGCGCAGTCATGGTCACGCTCGGGCTGCCCGGGGTGAGCGTGAACCCGAGTTCCAGGTTGCCGTTTCGGAAGAGCTGCATCGACCCGGCGAGCGGGATGTGCATGAGCGCGAGGATGGTCTCGCCGCCGACCGCGTTGGAGACCACGATCTCTGCGTTGACCTGCGTCACGACGCCGACCACGATGGGCACAGACGGATTGACGACGGTGATGCCGCTGACGCCGAGTGTGCCGATCCATTTCTGCACGTCGCCGCCCGTGGTCAGCCAGACCTCGGCGTAGTAGACGCCCGGCACGGTCAGGTCGGTGGACAGCAGGCCAAACACGGCTTGATTGGTCGGCGTGGTCGTGACGCCAGTGCGGATTGGGAAGAGCAGCGTCCTTCCGCTCGAGTCAGTGAAGACGTGCAGCGTGACAACGCTCGCGCTCACGTCGCGCGCGCTCCCGTCGTCGTCCCAGACGAAGGATTGCGCGACGTGCGGAGTCGTGCCCGCTACCACGTCGATGCGGTCGAAGGAAGGCGCGGCCATTGGGCTCCGATCTCAGGTCTTGGATCTGATGGTTCCGGGTGCGCGACGGGAGGTGATGCCTCCAGGCGCACGCCGAGAGGTGAGCGTCTGCGTGACGTAGTGCGGGCTCACGGGGAGCGTGGTGGTCAGGCTGGCTGTTCCGGTGCTGCTCGCGGCTCCAGCGGCAGCGAGAGGGATGCCCGTGGCGAGGAGCGCCACCCCAGCCAGGGCGCCGGTGCCGCTCGCCGAGATGCCACTCCCCGAGCTCGTGGTGAGGGCCACCGATGCGCCCAGAGCCGCAGCGCCGCTTGCTGCCAGCGGAATGCCGGTAGTCAGCGCCCCAGATCCGGCCAGGACATCGTTGCCTGCCGCGGAGAGAGTAAGGCCCGTCGATAGCAGCCAGACGCCTGACAAACCCACCGAGCCCGCCGCAGCCAGCGGAATGCCGGTGGTGAGCGCGCCGACGCCAGACGCCGCCCCTGTCCCGCTCGCCGAGATGGATCCAGCAGCGCCCGCAGTGAGAGCGGCGGCACCCGCCTCGCTTGCGACGCCAGATGCGGCAAGGGGGATCGCGGTGACAAGGACGCTGGTCGCCGAACCGATTGCAGCGCCGGACGCGGCCAGGACAACCGAGGTCGTAAGGCCGGCTGTCCCGCTGGCCTGCCCGGTGCCCGCTGAAGACAACGGGACTGCGGTGGACAGCGCAGCGAGACCGAGACCCGTCCCCAACCCGCCGGACGACAAGGGCATCGCCGTCGACAGCGACACGACCCCAGAGTCCGAACCTGTACCGGCCGCGATCAGAGAAACCGAGAAAGCGGCGAGGCCGGAACTCGTGAAAGCACCAGATGCAGCGAGAGGGATTGCCGTCGCGAGAGCGCCGACGCCCGACCCGAATCCAGCTCCAGACATGGCGAGCGGGATCGCCGTGGTGAGCGCGGAGGCACCCGATTCTCCGCCAGACCCAGAGGCGACAACTCTGATGCTGGTGGTGAGCCCGGCCGTCCCCGTCGACCCCATCGAGCCGGAGGCAGACAGGGCTGCGCCAGATCCTCCGCTGGCGGATGCTATGGCTGCTACGAATAGAGTTGAGCGGCGACGAAGGAAGGCCATCGTCTCACCTCAGAAGGAAGCAAAAAAGTTCCATGTGTCCTGGCCCCACGTCGCTGGCCGCGCGTGGCCGAGGCCGACGATGGGGCAATCGACCACACGAGAAGCGCACTGCGCGTATTCGCTGCAGACGCCGGTCGGGCTGCTCGCAGAGGAGCATTTGTTGAGCGCGCGGAACAGCTTGCTCGTGGTGACGAAGTCTGGCGCCGAATAGCCGCTATCTCCGCCGCTGGAATCCCATGTAAATCGGACGGCTGGGCTGGTCGTGGTGCAACTGCCGGAGGAGAAGTTCAGGAAGTCGCGGTAGTCGCTGCTCGCCCCCGGCTTGCTGATGAACTCGTCCGAGCAGCTCGCCACCGACACGGCGCGGATCACGTTGCCACGAGCGCAGGAAAGGTCTGTGACTTGATCGCAGCCCCAGGAGAAACCTGCAGCGAACACCCGGTTGGTATCGGTGCAGTAGTGGCTCTGCACCCACGCGAGAAGCGAGTCAAACCACTTCACGTCACGTGCGGTGCTGCCATAGGCGTTTTTCGCTGCGGTCGTTGTAGCCGCGCCGTCCCAGCCGACTCCGAAGGTCTGGTAGGCGATTCCCTGGGGCACGACAAAGATGGCGTTTGCCGCAGCACCGCTCGCGGTCGTGATGCCCCATGCCTCCGCTCCAGCGGATGTGCCGCCCGCCTCGTGGAAAATAAAAACCACTGGGAACTTGGTGGTATTCACATAGCCAGCGGGAACCAGAAGATCGAAGCTGCGCGAGGTGGCGTCGCCGTCCGCCACGACCCCTGTCTGCGTGGTGGTGCCGGTGGCAGGAGGCGTGGTGCTGCACCCGCTCGAGGCGACCACAGCGACCGGCGTGTAAGCTGGATTGACCGACCGGACGCCGCCGAACTGCGCGAGAAGCAGGGCGAGAATCAGCATGAGCGCTCCTCTTTCAGCCAGGCCCAGCGGTTGTCGTTCAGCGCGCCCGCCCCGCGGAGAGCTCGACGTGGAGCATTGCCGCCTGCGGGAGCAGCCACGTTGTTGGATCGCAGCTCGAGCGCGGCCTCGGTGACCTCGGATGCCCCGGTCCACGTCTCGGTGACATTCACCACGGACGCCGACGCGGCAGTGCCGTCGCCTGCATAAAATATGTCTCCGGTCTTGGCGCTGATGGTGGTCGTGGCGCAGACTGGAGTTGAGGCAGACGAGCAGACGATGCGACCGGTGCCCGCCGTCCAGGTCAAGGTGGTACTAACGCTCTGATTCAGAAAGAGCGCTTTCACCACGGTGTTGTTCGTGTCTTGAGTCGTGATGCCAAGCGTGTTGGTAGTGACCTGCACAGCTGCAGATTGGCCGCTGGTGTTGAGGCCGTAGGCCGTGACGTTGCTATATTCGAGAACCACCAGATACAGAAACGTGGTGGTCGCCCCGGTGCAGCCGACGTTGTTTGCGCAGACCTTGAACGAGGTGGCGGCGCTGGCACTGAGAGGAGAGGTGAACAGATAGGCTTTATTCGTGGCCACGGCGGCGGAGTTATCCACCACGACTTGTTGCGTATATGTATTCCCTGCGCTGTCCGACACAAAAATCGGCACAGTGTCGATGGCCTCGACGGCCAGCACGATCGAGTTGCCCGCGGTGCTGGTGGTCGTGACCGTGACCGAGTTCGCTGCGACGGTCGAGATGCCGGCTCCGCTCGCCTTCACAAAGGTCGGGTTGAGCGCCCACGCCTGAGCGGAGACAAGCAGACAGATCAGGAGAATGCGCCTCACTGGAGTTGGACCGCCTGCGCCTCGCAAATAACGCTGGATGAGGAGGTGCCAGCTTGAATCGTCCAGTTGTTATTGACGGCGGTCTGCTTGAACGGGACCGAGAAGACCTCGCCCTCGCACGGCCCGATTGACGCTGGGCATACGATGGTCGAGCGCACAGTGCCCGCCGTCGCATCTCGAATAGAAATGGTGTTGGCGGTCGCGACAGTGTTGGAGCACTTGATATAGGTGAGGTCCAAGAACGTGCTGGCGATGGCTGCCAGCAGCGTCGTCTCGGCGACGGATGCGGTCAGGGTGACGGCAGCCTGGGAAACGAGCGACCGATCCACCTGTGGAGCAACGAAGAGGCGCCCGCGCCCATCGCCGTAGCGAGAGCAGACGCCGACGCCGGTAGTCGCGCGGAGGAATACCGAGGTTGAGTTGGTTACGGCCGCGTTCGCCCGAATGCGAGCGGCCTGCGAGCCTTGCGGGCACATGATGGTCTGCTTGCCGGTGGTGGTGTCGGCCGCGTAGGCGAGGCTGGTGCTGAGCAGGCAGGTGTTGTCGGACATCTTGGCGAGTTGCCAGATCCCGTTGCCCACCTGGCAGTCGCCGACCAGCGTCGAGGTGAACGTGGCATTGACCCACGATGCGCTCGCCGCCGACTGACCAGCCAGCGCGACCGACACGAACGATCCCGCTCCGCAGGCGTTGATATTGGCGTCGGAGCAGATCGCGGTGATCGAGGTCGGGCCTGCCACGGTATCGGCCGGCACATCGTCGGAAGCGCGAATGATCGGAATGCTCAATGCGGACGTCTTTTGGCCCAGCGAGATCACCTGCCCATTGATCGACGCAATGTTGCCAGCTGGATTGGATGTCGCGCGCAGGGTCGCGGCAACCGATCCGCTCGTGAAGGCGGCGACGCGCACACGGACATGCGTGGCTCCGTAGCAGCCCTGGGCGAGACGGATCGTCAGCGCGCCGTTGCTGGGGTTGGCGATCGACGTGAGCGAACTTGATCCGCTCTCCAAATAAGAGAGGCCGGTGCTCGAGGGCGTCCCAGTGAGCAGGTAGATGATGCCGCCATCGCTGCTGCAGTCGGCGACGATCGTCATCACGGGCGACGTGCTCGCGGTGAAGTTGACGACGGCCGATCTCTGCCCGGCCATGACGACGAGAGCGGTGCTGCCGGCTGCGCAGCTGAGCCCTGTCGCGCAAACCGCGTTCAGGGTAACCACGGAGCCCGGCGTGTCGGGGGCAAGCACGGGCGTCACCGCAGCGAAGGCGACGGGCGCGAAAAAGAGGATCAGATAGGAAAGTCGCTTCATCCTGACGACTCCTCGACGTAGATTGTGGACGTGCCCGCAGCAAGGACGCAGTAGATGTCCACGCCAGGCCCGTAGGCGCGTTCCTCTGGGATGCCCGTCTGCATCGGGTAGCCAGTGGCGGACGTGACGCCGATCGGGCCGAGATAGGCGACGGCCGCCGGGTCGTTGACCAGTCCGCGCCAAAGCAAGCGCAAGGCGAGCGGCACGCCAGCCGCACCGCTCCCCACCTTAGCCGCCGTGGTGGACAGCGCGATCTGCGCAGTCGCGATCGCCGTGTTGGCGTAGGGCGTGGTCACGGTTATTGCTCCGTGTATGCAAGCTGGCCGGCAGCGATGAACGGTGCGGCGTCGCCGTTGTTGAGGGTCTTCGTGAGCCCGGCGGGGAGCGCGACAAAGTCGAGCATGTTGCCGACGGTGAGCGCATCGAACTCGGCGGCGGCCCAGACGAGGGACGGGCCGCTGGTCGGCGCGCCGAAGGTGATCGCGTTGTTGTTGCTGGTCACGCCGCCGGTGCCGGTCGAGGCAACAGAGGTGCCTGCGCCTTGGGTGCCGGCCCAGTTGGCCAGCGAGGCCGCGTAGGAGATGCGCGCGTATCCGGTGTATGCCGCCTCCACCACCGCGCCGCCGACGCCTGCGCGCAGCGCCGAGTCCTGCTCGGTGAAGACGGCGGTGTTGTCGGTGATCGCCTCGTTGTTGGCACCGGGATACAGCGACGCCTGAGCGGCGGCCGTGGTGCCGCCCGTGGTGCACTTGTAGAGGTGCGTTTTTCCGTCGTTCGCGGTCAGGCTGATCGTGTCGTTCGCCACGTAGGCGACCGAGTTCTGCCGCGGGCCCTTGGTGGTGGTGAGTAGCGCGATGAACGTGTTGACGAGCTGGGTGAACGTCTGGCCGCGACGCAGCCAATCGACGCGGATCTTGTTCTGCTGGTAGTTCGTGACGCCGGACGCGGCCATAAAATTGCTCCTTCGACGGCGCGGGGCCGTGAGTGCGAGAGGGAACGGCTGGTGATGGGGCGTGAGCTACTGGAGCGCGAGCATTTCAATCGAGAGGGAAGCGCCGGCCTGACCTTCGCCGAGGCCGTGGTGCAAAACCCAGTTGGCATGATGGCAGTAGCGGACCAGGCCGCCGAGAGTGGTCGTGATGTCGTCGAAGTTCTGCTCGCGAGGCTGCAGCTGGAGCGCGCCCTCGACGAGATCCATCAGCGCGAAGAGTTGCGTCTCGACGGTCAAGGCCATGTCGGCAGGCTCACGGACGTAGAGGATCGCCATCGCGTGCTGCGTCCAGCGCGGCGGCATTCCCGGGGCGCGCGCAGCCATGCCGGAGACCGCGACCACGGACAGGGCAGGCTGCTGCAGCGCCGCCAATTCGGAGACTCCAACGTAACGGCGATTCGTCGAGATCAACCCGGGCACCTGAAGGCGCAGGCGCGTCAGCAGCGCATCTTGTATCTGCTCTCGCTTGGCGCTCATTGACTCGCCTCTTCCGCGGCTCCGTTTGCGGCAGTTGCGAGGTCCGCCTCGATCGTCTGGCGCATCGCAGACAGGGCGGGCCCGAGAAACGGGCGCGGCTGAATGCGAAACGAGCCGGTCGCCCGGAGCGCGTGCAGGGCGTGGAGCTTGGCCTTCTTTCCCCGGACGGCGTTGCGGTTGTGCGCGCCGCCGTGGTTGACGGTGCCATGCTCGAGGAAGAGAGCGGGAGACGGCGCCTTGATGGTGGCGCGGATCTCGGTCAGCGTCTCCGTGAATCTCACCGAGATCCCTGCGGCCATGGTGCCGGTCTTCACTGGAGCCGAGGCCCTGGCGCGGTCCCTGACTTGCTCGGCCAGGCCCGCGAGCGTCCGCCGCAGGCGCGCCCGGATGGTGTCGGCCGCGTTGTTGAACCGCTCGGCCACGCCATCGGTGGTCACGGTCCCGATGATCTCGATCATACGTTGGGCCTGAGCCAATTCTGGATCACCGAGGCAGCGCTCGACGGGACCGCCCCGGTCTGGAGCATGACCGTCTCGCCACCGATCGAGGTGCTCACATGGCCGATGCGCGTCCGGCTCCGGTAGGCGTAAGCCACCATATCGATCACTGCCTGCTCGACGTCGCCGGGGATGCAATCGTAGTTGATCAACATCGCCTGCCCCTGGTCGGCCGCGTTGAACGCGTAGAGGCCGGCCGTGCTCACGCTGTACTGCCCAACAGCGGGCGCGCTCGCCACCTTGACCAGCGCGGCCGAGTTGCTGACGCGCGTGACACTTCGGTCGCTGACGAGCGTGAGCGCCGGCAGGACGGTGTATGGGCTCGAGATCGGGACGGTGGTGGGCTCAGCGGGGACGTTCGCGCCAGCGTCATAGATGATGGAGACGTTCCCGATGCCGGCAGTGAACTGCACGCCGTCCGTAAGCTCCAGCCGCGCGTTCTCGACGATCACATAGCCGTCCGTGGTCAGCGCAGCGTTGGGATCACCGACAGCAAGCACGGGGCGAGGTGGAATCAGCGTGCCGTCGACCATCACTTGAGCGACGGAGACGATCGGCGAGTGCAGCATGTTGATGGCGTAGCCGCGGGAGCCGCTCAGACCATAGCCGCCGCTGCTCCACATGCCCGGCGCCGACCTTGAGCGGATGCGCTCGGACGTGCCGTCCAAGACTTCCGTGTAGGTCTGGCGCAGGACGTCGCGGTCGACCTCCTGAACGAACCGGGCCGACTGCGCGGTGATGAGGCGCGAGAGGAGCGCATCGTCGGCCGTGAAGGCGTTGGCCTGATCGAGGCTGAGCCAAGCATGCACGCTCGCAAGCGTGGTCAGATCGCCGATCGCCATCGCTCACCTCGAAGAAAAAGGGTGAAAGCAGGGCCCGTGCGGGCGCCCTGCTCTCGGGGTACGGATTAGGCCGCGAACTCGTTGGGTCCGAAGGCGACGCGGACCGCGACGAGCGCGCCGGTGCCACCCGTATTGGTGCAGCGGACCTGGACGAAGCTGAAGCCGTTGTTGATGTCCATCGTGTCGAGGTTGACCTCGTCCTGGTCAGTGACGTTGTTGACGGCCTCGGTGCGCAGGTTGGTGACCAGCGCCTTTGACCCGGTGCCGCCGACCGTGGTGGCCTGGAGCACGTCGATCTGCTCCGAGCCGCCGCCGAGAACGCCGGTGAGGGTATCGATCACGGCCCACTTCGAGCCGGGCGGCACTGCGATCCACGCCGAGAGCGCGTTGCCGGCGGCGGCGATCGACTGCGGGGAAATCTGCGTCTTCGCGATGTAGACCTGAGACGGGCGGATGTTTGGCATCATGTTCTTCTCTCTTGAAAAGGGTTGGCTTGCGGGATTCAATTCTGGTTGACGGGATGGCCGCTCGCGCGTGGCCTTGCGGTGCGCGCGAGCGGCCGAGGGATTACCGCTGGGCGAGCGCGACGTATGCCGACATCGGCAGCGTCGACTTCGCGCGGGCGAGCGGCTTGCTCCACCAGGGCTGCCCACCGACGCGCAGGATGAACCTGAACGCCGTCTGGTCCTGGTCGAAGTAGAGGTGCATCGACACATCAGTCCGCACGCCTCCGCTCTTGATGACCGAGAGGTACTGCGTCGGGTCGACCAGGATGATGTCGCCGGGAGTCCCGAGGCCCTGTGCCGCCTCGCTGTAGACCACCGGCCGGCCCATCAGCGAGTCATACTGCGACGACGAGAGGCCACCAGCGGGCAGGAACGCGGGGAACGCCGCCTGGGTGCCGGGGACCACCATCGAGTAAAGCTGCGGCTCGGCGTCCTGGTTGATGATCCAGATCGCGTTGCGCCGGTTCCGCTGCGGCATGCGCGACCACATCTTGGTCACGTTGTTGAAGACGATGGTGCCCGCGACCTGGCCGCCTTCCGCTGCTTGGGTAACGAGCGCGTTCGACTTGAGGATGCCGAGCGGCTTGCCCACGCCGTCGCCATTGATGATCGCGTCGTTGATGCGGTAGTCGAGCTTCTGGGGGACCTTGGTGCGCAGGTACGCCTCGAGCGACGAGGCGTCGGCGAGCAGTTCGTCGGTCACCGGCACCAGCGCCGCCAGCTTCTCGGCGCGGATGGTGGTGTTCTGCAGAGCGATCTTGCTCTGGTTGATCTGCGCGCCCTCGGCCATCCAGTAGCCCTGGGTGCCGCCGGTCAGGTTCCACGGCTCGTTCTCGTCGACCGGGAGGGTGATCGAGTTGCTCGAGGTCTGCTGCTGGTCGGTGCGCCCGAGCAGCGAGTCCTCCATCGCCATCTTCTCGAGGATCGTGGTCTTGAAGTCGGGCGGCACCGCATAGCCGCCGTCCGCGCCCACGGCCTCCTGACCGAAGGTGCTGGCCGCGTTGAGGATCTCGAGACGCTGGTCGGCGCGCCGGCCGACGCTGGCCGCGTGCACCTTGCCGGCGTACTCGCCGAAGGAGCGGAAGCCGCCCGAGCCCCTGTAAGCCGCGGTGACGTCGCCGCCCTCGTAGACCACCTTGCGCTCGGTGGTCTGGTTGGTGGCGCCGCGCCGCGCGGGCGGGGTCATGTCCTCGGTGTCGTTCGGCGAGGTCAAGCGCCGGCCGGGGGCGTCCAGCTTGGCCTCCATCGCCTGGATGTCCTGGCGACGCGCGATCTCCTTCTCTTTGTCCGCGAAGCTGGCCTTGTAGGCCTCGAACCGCTCGGCCTCCTCGGGGCTCAGGTCGCGGTCGTCGGTGTCCGCCGCCTCCTGCAAGGCCTTCATCTCGGCGTGCACGGACGCCAGGGTTTCGTTGAGTTCGTCGATCGTGATCTTCTTCTTCACGGGATAGCTCCTCGGGCGCGGGGGCCCAATGCGGCGTGCCAATGACTGGCGCCGGTGGTTCGTTGTCTGGTGGAAAGGTCGGGGAGGTGCTTTTCGAGCGGACTGGCCGCCTCTGCTGCCCGGGCTGGCCCGGTCCTGCGGAATCGTTTACTTGCGGGGAACAGCGCCCGGCTTGGGCGCGATCTTCTTGGCCTGCTCGGCGAGCAGCGCGGCGTTGGCGGCCGCCTTTGCGGCGCGGTCACGCTCGTCCTGGATGATCCGGGCGGCGGATGCGGCAAGCGACATCCCCTGGCCCATGCGGGCGTCGCTCATGCTCTCCATGTCGTCGCCCAGGGAAGCGCTTGCGGCGGGAGCCATCTCCTGCTCGCGTGCAATCTCATCGGCAAAGCCGAATGCCTTGCACTCGTCGGCAGTCATCCAAGAGCCCTGCCCGTCTGCGCCGGCGGCCATCATTGAGAGGCACTCGGCCGGGGTCTTCCCGGTCTTGGCCGAGTAGATGTCGGCGATCGTTCCGTCGAGCTTGCTCAGGAGGTCGCGCATCGCTTCCATGTCCGATGCGTTCCCGGACCTGCCCGCCCATGCGCGATGGCTCATCCACTCGGACGCGGGCGCGGCCACGACTTTCGAGCAGCCGAGAGCCACGATGGTTGCAGCTGACGCGCAAAGGCCGTCGTTGAACGCCGTGGCGGACATGCCGCACCTCTTCAGCGCCTCGAACATCGCCAAGCCATCGAGCAGATCGCCGCCCTCGGAGTGAAAGCGCACATCAAGGGCTGTGCAACCCGCCCTCTTGGCAGCTTCGATCGCGCCGACGAAGTCCTTTGCCGAGCAGCCCTCGCCCGTCCACATGTTGAGCCCGATCGGCTCGTAGACGTAGACGGTCGCGGTCGTCGGCGACTTGGATGCGCTGTAAATCCCGTCCGCGCCGGCGCCCCAGATCACGCGCCGTTGGAGCACGTCTGCCGGAATCGTCGCGCGGTGGGCCAAGCGCCCCTCGGCGGCCTTCGCGCGGGCGTGCACCATGAACTTGGGAAGTTTCATCATGCTGCCCCCTGCGTGACTGTGAAGGTTGCGACCAGACGCTCTGCCGCCTCGTGCGGGTCCGTGCCGTTGTCGATTGAATCGGCCGCAGCGAGCAGCCCCACATCGCGCGCCGCAGCGTCCGTGCCCGGCAGCGCTCGGATCGAAAGCTCAATCGCTGCGTGACATTCCTCGAGCAGCCACGGTCGCAGGCGCTGGCGCTCTTCAGCCAGGTTGACCGCGACCTTCGCCGCGGAGAGGTTGTGCCGCTCGAGGTCCGCCGCGCGCGCAGTGAGCCGCTTGGCGTAGCGCTCGAGCGCCGAGCCAAAGACCATCTCCATCGAGTCCTTGACCAGCGTTGCGCGGTCGCCGAACCCCGGAGTGCCCGAGCCGTCGTCTGGCTGCGCCGCCTCGTTGGGAGGACTCGCAGCACCGCCCCCGTCCGAACCCGTCCCGGGCGCGGACGTCTTTGGCACGATCAGGTTGTCATAGGTCGTCATGTTCATGGGGACGATCCGCACGTCGCCGAACCTCCCGGGGAGCCGATTCTTGCCCTCCATCGCGAGGATGTCGTTGGCCGAATAGACGCCGATGTTCCGGCCGATCGAGTAGGCCTCGAAGCGGCTTTTTGCGTCGCCGTGGGTCAGCCAGCCCATATCGATCTGGGTCATCTTCCGCGGACCGCGCGCGGGGATCAGCTTGTAGTCGCCCTCCTGCTCCACGCGCTTTGCCCAGGGCGTGAGCGAGTCGCGCACGAACTCGATGCCGAGGTGCTCGATGTTGGAGAACGTCGCTCGCGCCAGGTGCTGCACCTTGTGCGGAGGCACGCCATAGAAGCGGCAAATCTCCTCGATCTGGAAAGTGCGACTGTTCGTGAGCTGCGCCTTGTCTGCCTCGACATTGGAGGGCAACCACTCCATGCCGTCCTCGAGGATCGCGGGCCGGTTGGCCTTGAAGGGGCCCTTGAACTTGTCCTCCCAGTCGTCTTTCAGCTTCTTGTGCGCGTCCGTTGAGAGCTTCTTGGGATACTTGAGGATCCCGCCCATGTTCGTGTTGTTGCCAAAGTAGGTCGACGCGAACCGCTCTTGCGCCGCCGCGAGGCTCATCGCCTTCGCCGCTCGGGCAACGAAATTGTCTCCCATCAGGCCGGTGATACCGGGGCCATGAAGGTGGAAGACCTGCTCGGCCTCGAGGCGCATCATCCCGCCGTCCATCTGCCGATGCTCGTAGTAGAGCACCCCGGTCTGCTTGTCGCGCCGAGGAAGCGTCCGGTCCGGGAGCAGCGGCCACAACGCTGACGGCTGGCCGCGGGCGTTCTTGACGATCTCCGCGTAGCCGTTGCCCCACGTCGTCGCGTTCATCATCAGCGATTCACGGAACGCGACAGCCGTCATCTCGGGGTTTGGCCGGACGTTGAGGAGGTAGTCGAGCGGGTCGTCGGGGAGGATCTCGCGGTTCGCGCCATCGAAGAGGGTCACATTCCATCGGCAGCTCGAGATCGCCGTCGTGATAGCCATGACGCAGGCCCAGACCACGGAGATTTGCAGCGCCGTCTCCGGCGTGACGACGATCCCGCTCGGTTGATCCGTGCTGACCCACTGGAATAGACGGATCGGGTCGTCGCGGCGGATCTCGTTCCGCGCGCGGAACGGCCCGGTGAGCCTGTCCCAGATGCCCATGCGATTGACTCCGTTTTGTCAGATCAAGAATGCGCGTCAGGACGTGCGCCGTGCGTGCTGGGACGTGCTTCCGGCGCGCCCGCACGCGCAGCCAAGGCGTCGACTGGTGCAACCCTCATGCGTCCACGAGCAGCCGCTAGTTCACCGGCGTTAGCAGCAGGCTCGCCCGGTAGATCGAGGAGCCTGTTGCCGCGCCAATCGTGTTGACGCTCACCGACGTTGCAGACGGAACTACCAGGCGCCTGAACGTCACCGGGTTGGGCGCGATGTTCGCCGCGGCCGAGACGATTAGGGTCGTCACCACCGACCCGCCGATCTTGACCTGCATGTTGTCGATGTCGGCCGAGGTCAGCGTGCCGGCCACGTTGGCCATGACCGTGATCTCGTAAGTGCCTGCACCGGGAGTTAGTGTGGCGATCACCGCTCCAGCCCCAGCGCTGCTCACCGACCCGAATGCCGCCGTGGTCGAAAGGCCCTGTACCGGAGCACCCGGGGCCGCTGCGGCCGGCGTCACGGTCGGGTTGACCACAATGGTCACGTTCGCCAGGCCGCTCGTGTAGGAGGTCAGGGTCACGCACAGGAACTGCGCTCCGCCCGAGAGGATGGTCCACTGCCCGTTGGCGCTGGTGGAGCTCGCCGGCCCGGCTGTCCCGCCGATGGGCCACCCCGGAGCGGGGATGAAGGTGCTCGACGTCGCGGTCGAGAAGGCGATGCTTGCGACGTAGGTACCAGCCACTTCCACGGTCGCGCTCGGGCCGTTGGTCAACGACACCACGATCGAGCCCGGGGCGTTGCAGGCGGCCACCACGTTGAGGGGCGTCGAGGCGATGGCCGGCGCGGCCCCAAGCAGAAGCGCCAGCAGAAGCAGTGTTTTTCGCATGGAATCAGCCGACCACTGCGCCGGTTGCGTCCAGCCAGGCGCTGTTCGCGACGTTGCGCCAGATCGGCTTGTTGAGGGTCGTCTCGAAGAAGCTGAAGCCCGGCACCACCGGCACCCCGACCAAGGAGGCCATCGTCCCAATCAGCACGTCGTCTGGCGCGAGCAGGTAGCCCTGGAGCAGGAGGCCGATCGCGTATTTCGCGTCGACGGAATAGGACCCGTCGGGGCCGATCTGCAGGTTCGCCCCGTCGAGGTTCAGGTACGGGGGGGAGTTGGCTGGCGGCAGCATTCGAATCGTGGACATAGTTGTGATCGCCTTTTGGTGAATCAGAGCGTGAGGAGTCCGCGCTCCCCTGTGTAGATTGCCTCATCCGGCATAGCCATCGAGCGCGACAGAGCCATGATCGATGCCACCACGCCGTCGATCTTGTCCTTTGCCTTTTCCTTGTCCGGCTTGATATTGCCCGCCGGATCTTTCCTTATCACAGCGTTACCGATCATCCAGGCCATCACGGGGTTCCCGCCGTGGCGGACTTTTCCCTCAACGATCTTGCTCTCGAACTCTTTTGACGGCTCGCTCAGGGATTGGAACCCCTGGCGCATCTCCACCATCGTAAAGCCGTCGTCTTCGCCAAGGTCGGTGGCGATCGATTGAGCGTTCCAGTTGTCGTAGGCGATCTCATTCAGCGCGGTGTAAGTCTCGCGCAGCTTCTTGATATCGGCGCGGATGAACTTGTAGTCGATCACGCTGCCAGGCGTCGATGTGATCCAGCCGGCCGCCGCCCACTGCTCGTAGTGCTTGCGGCCCTTCGCGGCCTGCGCGCGGATCGTGTCCTCGGGCAACCAGAATCGGCAGAGCAGATCGACAGATCCGTCGTCGGCCGGGAACACCATCACGAAGGCGGCCAGGTCGAGGCGGCTTGCGAGGTCCAGCCCGCCGACGCACAGGCGGCCCACCAGCGCAAGTTCGCGCGCTTCGCGCACCGCCAGCGGGTCGTCCACCGGGTCGCACTCCTTCCATCTCTCGACCGATAGCCACCTCGTCACCTGCTGCACCCAGCGGTTGCAGTGGTAGCGAAGGAAGTCGTTTGTCTTGTCCGAGCTCCGGCGCGCCGTGACCGCTTCGTCCGCGAGGAAGCTTGCCTTGACGCTCACGCCCAGGTTCGGGTTTGCCTTCGCCCATGTTTCTGGATCGAAGGGATCGTCGCCGTCGTCGATCGCTGCGATGTATGCGAACTGGCGGTCGTCCTCGAACGCGCCGTCGAGAACCTGCGTCGCATATTCGTGGTGCTGCCAGCCGACCCCGTTGGGATCATAGACGCCCGCCGTCGTGATCTCCAGGGTAAGCGGCTGTCGCCGCGCGCCGACCGCGGTGTCGAGCACCGCGCAGAGATCGTGATCGGTCCACTCGTGCACCTCGTCCCGAAAGTCCCCGTGCGGGTTGAGTCCGTCCTGTGTCTCCGCGTCCGAACTGAGCGGGAGCATCTTCGCGCCCAGCCTGTCGCAGAAGATCGTCCCGCCAGCGCTCTTGTGGATCTTGAGGAAGCGCTTGAGGTCGGGCGATGCGCGCACCATCTTCGCGGCACCGTCCCACAGGATCTTGGCTTGCTCCTTCTTGGTCGCCGTCGAGTAAATCTGCGCGCCCGCCTCGTTGTCGGCGACGAGCATGTAAAGCGCGAGCCCGCTGCCGAGGATCGTCTTGCCGTTTTTCCTCGGTATTTCGATCCATGCCTTACGAAACCTGCGCGTGCCGTCTTGACGGAGCCACCCGAACAAAGGCCGCACCACGTCGTTGCGCTGCCAGTCGCCCAGCATCAGCGGCAGCCCGGCCCACTCGCCCTCATGGTGCCGGCAGAATTGCGCGAGGAATTGCACCGGACGATCAGCGGCCTGCTCGTCGAATCGAAACCCTTTCGGGTGACCACTCTTGCGCAGAAATAGAGCCATGTCGCGCTCATGCCGCTCGATCGCTAGCTGCTCATACTTCCCGCGCGCCCGACTCAATTTTTGCCGCCCTCGATGACGCGAGGTCTTCCAAAGAGGAAACTCTCGGCGCTGTCCTTGTCCTCCTCGCCATCCTTGTCGGGCGGTCGCACCCTTGATCGCGCGGCGTAGTGCAAACCCAAAGCCCCCGCGACCTCATGCACGACCTGCCACAACTTCCGGGCCTCGCCTGCGGCCGGATTGATGCGCAGCCCGAACGACGTCCTGAGCATCGGCGCGCGGGCCGCCAGGTGATCCAGGTGCACCGCGCGCGCGTGCATTCTGACGTAACTCTCCAGCGTCCCGCCGTCCACGTCGCTGAGCACGCCGGCCATCAGCAATCGCGGCAATAGATGAGTCCAGAGCTTCAATGCCGCGCTCGGCAGGTCGTCAGGCGTCGGCGGCGCGCCTGGGGCCAGTTCAAACACCCTGCCCGCGGAGCTGCGCCCCGCTCGAAAGGTGCCCTGCTGCTTCTTCAGCGAGTCCGGCTTCGCAGGTGGTCCGCGCTTGCCCATGAAACCTCCGCGAAGGAACACGCATGTTTTCGCGCAGTTAGCCGCTTTGTACAGGGATCGCCGCAAAGAGCTTGACGTTTCGCAGCGCTCCGATTATCTTGTGCTCCGTAACAACGCCACCCCAACCGAACCGGAGAAACCAAAATGGCACACGAAGCGAAGATGATCTTCGATATGAATAGCGGCGAATACGTCTTTCAGAACGACGCCACCCCGGAAGAGATCGTCAAGGCCGGGGCGCGCACCGGATCGTGGGGCGATTCCACCTTTCACAACTTGACCGACGGCGCCCGCGCCTCCGGCAATGTGCATAGCGCCCATTCGTTGCTGAAGGCCGCCGACCTGGACTGGGATCCGAGGTTCGCCCCGCTCAGCGTGGGGGGAATCAACGTGCCCGCCGATGTGGGCCGCGCGGTTGTGCGCAGCGACAACGGCGAGACGATCGGTGTCGTTGGCTCCCGCTACACCCTCATTCCTCACCGCAAGCTGGCCGACCTGGCCGACGCGATCTGCGGCACGGGCACCGCACTCCACTACGGAAACGCCGGACACAAGAAGCACGGTGCGCGCCCCTTCATCCAGCTGAAAAGCGCCCCCCGCACCATCGGCAAGGACGTCCGCGGGAGCGACGTCGACGTCGCCGACGTCATCACCCTGATGACCGGCCACGACGGCACGCTGCAGGCGCTCGCCTGCTACGGCGCGAACATCATCGTCTGCGACAACACCTATGCTCACGCGCTGTCCTGCGCGTCGTCGCGCGGCGTTTCGATCCGTCACACGTCCGTCGGCATGAAAACGATCGACGAGGCGATCCGTATCGCTACCGCGACACGCGAACTCGGCGCGTCCTTCGATGCTGCCGCGCTCAAACTCCTGTGCGCCCGCTTCGAGGACCGCTCGATGGAGCAACTGGCGAACGTGCTCATCCCGGGCGAAGGGACGCGCGCTGACGCCGCCCGCGAAAAGCTGATGACCGCCTGGACGTCCTCGCCCGGTGCCGCGCCGGGAACCATGTGGGGCGCCGCGCAGGCAGTGACGCACTACACGACGCACTCGATCGGCGCCCACGCCGAAACGGATCGCTCCTTCAACCTCGCGACCGGCGAAGGCCGCGGCTCGGACATGCAGGCGACCGCGTGGTGGCACCTGACCACCGAGGAAGGCAGCGAGGCGCTCAAGCAGGTGCAGGTCCGCCGGGCGATCAGCGCCTAGCGAGCAAGGGCGAAGGGGCGGCGCCGAATCCGCCCCGCATTGACTGGCTATCGAAGCCAACCAACGTCGCGTCCTGCACCGATGGGCGCCTCAGCCCCACGAACGGGGAAAAAGAGAAAAACGTGAAGACCGACTGGAAGCGGACTGCGCGAGGGCTGCTCGCCCTGGCTCAACGCGGTGGAACCGAGGCAGAGGCCCAAAACGCAGCCAAGGCTTTCGCGCAATTCTGCGCAGAAAACGGCGTGCTTGACGAGGTGAGCACGTCGCGAGCGAAGCCGAAGATGATCGGGTCTGGCCGCGGACCAGGCTCCGCAACGAAAAGGTTGGATGCCTTCTATGACGGCCTCGCGCCGTCGTGGGTCGACCGCTACGGAAAAACAGTGACGTGGGGAGCCGACAGCTGGAAGGCCGCGCAGAAGTTCCACGCCATGCGTCGCGCAGGGTGCCGTTGGGACATGAGCGCCCAGAACTGGATCCCGAAGGAATCACACGAGCCGTTCGCATCCGTCCGCCAGCTGCCACCGGCGCCGGTTGGACCTCTCGTCGCACATGAACCACGGGTGGCCCCCGTGCTGACTTTGGTCAGCGGCTGCTCGCACTGCGGTGAGCCGCTCGACGCTCGAGCCAAGGACGGATGGTGCGGTCCTTGCGCTGCGATCAGGCCGGCACCAGTCGCGACCGCCTCGGCACCAGTCGCTACCGCGCTCGCAACCCGCATCAAGGGCTCGTGCTCGGCGAGCGGCTGCTCGTCATCTACGCACGCCCGCGGCCTGTGCGCTCCCCACTACCGTCAAGCACGACAAACCGCTTGACGTTGCGAAGCGCTCCGATTCTAATGCGCCGCCATGACAACCCATCGAAAGAATCCAGCTGCCGTCGCTCTCGGTCGTCGCGGCGGCAGCGCCAACACTCTCGCTCAGCGCGCCCAGCGCCAAGCCGCAGCCAGGCACGCCGGGCGACCGCGCGAGCAGCTTCCCTGCATCCACTGCAAGCGACAGACGCTCAGGCGCGACAGCAGCCGGCGCCCGTCGTGCGGCGGCGAGGATTGACATGCAAGCCCTGACCCTCATCCGCCCTTGGTGCTGCGCGATCGCCGAGCTGGGCAAGGTGATCGAGAATAGGTCTTGGAGCCCGAGCGAGGCAGCGATGGGGCAGCGCATCGCGATCCACGCCGGTCGAAAGTGGGACGAGACTGCTCTCGACTTCATCCGTCAAGCGAGCTCCCTGCCGCCAGCCGAGACCGAAGCCGCCCTCGATCGCGCCCGCAACCGCGACGGTGCGATCGTCGCGACAGCGCTCCTCGTGCGCGTCGTCTATGAATCGAGCAGCCCGTGGTTCGTTGGCCCTCGGGGTTGGGTGCTGGCCGACGTGCGCCCGCTCGCCAAGCCCGTGCCTTGCCGTGGGGCCCAATCGCTTTGGACTGTTCCGCCCGATGCGGCCGAGGCCGTGCTCAACCAAAACGGCTAGCGAACCTCGACAGTCGATGTGCAGCGCTTCCCGTGCTGCGCAATCGCCTCGCTCGCCTCGTGGATCGACTGCGGCGGCGAGAACGGCACGACGTCATCGCAGGTTCGGCAGGTAAACGACTTTACCAGCGGCCATTCGTCGTCGGTCCACTCGATCCAGAAAGAGTTTCGCATCTACGCCCCCAGCAGACGTTGCGCTTGAGTCAGATCCGCCATCGCCGGGCCGGCGTAGCGGAAGGTGGCGCAGGGCCTCGACGAGAACGAGCTGGCGCCTTTCTCGACGTTGGCGACGCGCCGCACGGCCGTTGCTCGCGTCACGCCCTTGACACCAGGCTCGTGCCGCAACTGCCACCGCGGCGACTTGTCGAATGACCGAATCAGCGCCGGGTGCGCCGGGTAAGTGTGCAGAATACGGTCCGTCGCCTTGTACGCAGCGCCGATCTGGTCGACAAGTGCCATCGCCAGACCGCACCCCTGCCAATCGGGTAGCGTTACGAGTCGCGAAACGCCCTTGATATTGGCGATCCGCGAGTGCGGCTTGTGGATGACCCCAGCAAAGGCCGCCAGTCGGCCGTTCGCATAAAGCGCGAAGCAACGAGCTGCTTTCGTCATCTCGGCACTCAAATAATGAAACGGAGCGAAGACCCGCCAGACTTCATATGGGACCCGCCGGACCTCGCACTCGATGGACGGTCGCCCTTGAAGCAACCTCCGCTGGAACGTCTGGTCAGCCATGTCGACGATCCAGTCGGGCTGGAGCCAGTCGATCACATCGTAGTGGCATGTCACCGCAACGAGCTTGCGCTCCTTGCGTCGGATGAACTTCTGCACCGAATGGCTGACGATCTTTGCCACCTGCCGGTCGACAAACGAGGTGAACTCGTCCACCACGATCGGCGACGCATCACTGAGCAGCGATTGGGCCACGTCGACGCGGAATTTCTCGCCGTTGGACAGCACCGAATACGGCCGCAGCCAGGCCGGGATCGTATTGAACCCGACCGATTGGCAAATCTCGCTGATATCCTGAATCGACCGGCCCGGCGCCAGCTCGTCAACCACCGGCCTCGGCCCCCATGTCGATGCGGGCGGCTCGCCGAAGACGTGCTTCATCACCGTGGACTTTCCGCTCCCGCTGGGCCCAACGATCAACCCGACCGACCAATCCATCGACTCGATCGGCATGTCGAACTTCCAAGAGAGGTGGCACTTTTCCTGCGCCGGCACATCGAACATCGCGGACACTTGTCTGGTGCGCGCGGAGTGCTGGATGCTGCTCTCGATCTCGACAGATACCTTTGGCATTAGGGCGCCCCTCAGACGATCAAGGGTTTGCAGGAAATGCCGAGCGCCTCGATCGTTCCCATCATCTCGGCCTGCTGTTCTTCGCTGACGCACTCGATCAAAAGTTGAAAGCGAAGCCCGTCGAGCTGCGGCGACGTGTCCGGCTCGTCTGCGGCATCGCCCTCGGCGCCCAACATCTTCTCCAGTTCTGTCTCGCTGAAGCCGGAGTCTTCCAAGTCTGCCTCACCCGCCCGCAGCTCCCTGAGCACCTCGGCGAGTTCGTCCTCATCCCATTCGGCCTCTTCGCCGACTCGGTTGTCCGCCAGCGCGAGCAGGTGAGCGTCGGCCGGGTCGAGGTCCAAATAGCGGACCGGAACCTTCTCGATTTTGAGCTTGATGGCGGCCTTGAGGCGCGTGTGTCCTGCGATCAGTTCGCCGTCCTGCTTGCGCGCGAGCAGCGGCGCGCCGAACCCAAACCGCTTGATCGACTTCATCACCTTGGCCACCGCCGCGTCGTTCTTGCGCGGGTTCTTCGCCCAGGGCTTCAGCTTTTCGACCGACACCCACTCGGCCGCGGCCTCGCCCTCGGTTGGCTTGTCGATTGACTTTTTCGCCAATGAAAACCTCTCAATTCCATAAACCTGACAGCGTGTGTGCGTCATTGGGAACGGTCGGAAGACCCGGTCGACCTACCTTTTTGACCCGCCCTACCCCTACCGGGCGGGCCCCTTGGCCCCCAGGCCTTGCGGAGCGGGGCGCGACGGTCACCCGTGCCCAAACCCACCATCGGTGCAGGCGGTCTTGCGGCTGTGCGCCCCGCAGCCACCTGTGCCGCATAGGGTCTGCAGGTTGCCCGGGTCGAGC